CGTTGATTACAACGCAACCATTGCCCTCCTGATTGAAGCAGTTAAGGAACAACAAGGTCAAATCAACGAACTTAAACTAACCATTGAACAACTTAAAGGAAACTAACATGGCAATGACATACCAATGGAAGCTAACAGGACTCAAAAAAGCCAACAGCGAGTCAGCCAAAGATGTAATCATCGGAACCCGATGGGAGCTTACTGGCACGGACGAAGATGGCATTTCTGGAACTTTTAGCGGTGCGACTCCGTTTAAACTAGAGAATGTAGAGCTTCATAACTTTGTGCCATATGCCAATTTAGACCAAGACACGGTGATTGGATGGATTCAGGCCGAAGTGGTCGGTGAATACAAAGACCGTGTGGAGGATGCCATCCAGCGTCAAATTGACGCCTCAAAATCTCAGGTCAAGGATGTTCAGGCCAATGAATTTCCGTGGATTGGGCATATTCATGTCCCTGTGCGTCCATACTCATTTGGGCCGAGCGAAGAAGAGCCTGTTGCCCCATCGGAAGAGCCTGCTCCTCCGGTCGTTGACTCCGAACAACCTTAATAGGAAGCTAACATGACTATTGCATACAACTGGACTATCACCCAAACCGACTACATCACCGCAGACGGATACATCACGACCGCCCACTGGACCGCAAACGCAGTCGATGGTGACTACACCGCATCCATCTACTCTACCTGCTCATGGGCTGAAGGTACGCCAACCATTCCATACGCTGATGTCACTCAGGCCGAAGTGCTTGAATGGTGCTGGGATTCTGGTGTTGACAAAGATGCTACGGAAGCCGCGCTTGCTCAGAACATTGCGAACCAAAAGAACCCGCCTGTATCTCAAGGTCTGCCGTGGGCGGCTCCTGCTGAAGCCTCTGATGTGGAAGAGCCTGCTCCTCCGGTCGCTGACCCCGAACAGCCGTAATAGGAAGTCAAAATGCCACTTCCCGCATCAGGAACTATTACCCTCGCCCAAATCCAGACGGAATTTGGCGGCTCTAACCCTATTGGGATAAATGAGTATTACCGTGGCGGTGGCTTAGTACCAAATACGACAGCTAACATTAACATTCCCACATCAGGAACTATTAGCTTGTCAAACTTTTACGGAGGGACTGCTTTCACCCCAGTCACTCGCACCTACACCACGGGTAGCGGAACCGACACTGTTCCAACCGGTGCTACTCAGGTTGTCATTGAGGTTACGGCAGGCGGCGGTGGCGGTAGTCTTGGTTCAGCCACCAACGGTGGCGCTGGTGGCGGTGGCGGTGGGTACGCCATAAAAACAATCGCTGTAACCGGCGGCAACACGCTGTCGTATGCGGTCGGAGCGGCAGGTGCGCTCAGGACTGGCTCTGCTGGAGCAGGAAACCCCGGAAGCTCATCCACGGTCAGTGGAACGGTTTCCGGAGGAAGCGTTAGCATATCCTCTACGGGCGGCGGTGGTGGTGGCGGTTCTGGAATAGGTGGTGCCGGTGGCGGCGCGTCTGGCGGTGACACCAACACGGCTGGCAATCCGGGCGAAAACAGAGATGGAACTCTTTCTGGTAATGGTGGCGATTCTGCGCTTGCTACCGGTGGTGTGGCTCCTAGCGGCACGGGCGATGTTCCGGGCGCTGGCGGCGCTGGCGGAAACCTGACAAATGATATTGACAGCGGTGCTGGTGGAAGAGGCGAAATTGTACTTGCATATACCTAAGAAATACCTAAGAAATTGTTTTTAAGCTGACAACTTTATTTTTTACCAATTATAAGGACAGGCAAGATGTCGTCTCAGATGACCCCACAGGAAGTACAAACCCGCTTAAACGCCCACGAAGACATTTGTGCTGTGCGTTATGAGGGCATTGAAAAACAAATGACGGGCGTCAACGCTCGCCTGAAAAGAATCGAGTCTATGTATTTAAAGATTGGCGGAGGGCTTATTGTTACCTTGATTGCCGGGTACGCCTATCTGATTGATACCATAAAACAGCTTCTAGGAGGCTAATATGGCAATTCCAGCAGTTCTCTCCGCCATCCTTAAACCACTTCTTGGCAATGGTTTAAACCTTGTTGGCAACGCCGTTCTTGCTAAAGGCAAGGACTGGGTAGAGCAGAAGTTGGGTGTCGAGCTAAAACCTGACATGACTTCTGACGAAATCATTCGTCTTAAACAGGCTGAAATGGAGCATGAAGAAGAGCTTTTGAAGCTCAAGCTGGAGTCCGATAAGCTCGGCCTGCAACAACTGGAAATGTATCTTGGTGATGTGGACAGCGCACGCGACCGTGAAAGCTCGATTGCCACCTCAAAAGATGCACCAATTTTGAACAAAATTGTGACTCCTGTGCTGGCTTTAACCGTTATTGGTCTGACTTTCATCTTGTTTGCCATTGTTATGTTTGACAAATCCCCTGTCGAACCCAGCCGTAAAGACATACTTGTCTATGTCCTCGGCGCGTTGACCGCGATTGCCACCCAAGTCACTGCTTATTACTTCGGTAGCTCATCTGGTAGCAAGGACAAGGCTGAAGAACTCAAGAGGCTGATGAAATGAGCGCCGTTGACAGCCAAGCCGAATTCCTCCTTCACGCCGCTACTTTGATTCTCAAAGCCACTGAGATGGGCTTTGTGGTCACGGGTGGCGAGCTGGCCCGCACACCTGAACAACAGCAGATTTACATTAAGACCGGGCGTAGCCGGACAATGAACAGTCTGCACCTTCAGCGCCGGGCAATCGATTTAAACTTCTTTAAAGACGGCAAATTGACTTACGACAAGAACACTCTGGCTCCCCTTGGTCTTTTTTGGGAATCCCTGCACCCGCTCAATTCTTGGGGTGGAAACGGCATAAAACTCGTTGATACTCCTCATTTCTCCCGTGGCGACACAAAGCCCGAATGGCGGAGAGTTTCGGATGCCACTAAGTAAACTTGAGTTTAAACCCGGTATTAACCGGGAAATCACCACCTACGCAAACGAAGGTGGCTATTACGCTGGCGATAAAATCCGGTTCCGATGGGGTATGCCTCAGAAAATCGGCGGCTGGCAGAACATTACCACCAGTACAAATACCTATGAGGGTGTTTCCCGAATCCTTTGGGACTATACAACGAGTTTAAACCAACAGTTAATGGGCGTTGGAACCAACCAAAAGGTCTATGTTGAGTCTGGCGGCGTTTATAACGACATCACTCCGATAGCCTCGTCCCTCACTCTGGGAACCAATCCGTTCACAACTACCAGCGGAAGCCTGTTGGTTGCTGTCTCTGCAACGGCGCATGGCACCGCCCTCAATACCTATGTTAGCTTCAGTAGCGCAACAGCGGTCGGCGGTTTGACCATAGATGGCTCTTATGAAGTGGTCGATATTCCAGACGCCAACCATTACGGGATAGTGGCGTCAAGCGTTGCTACATCAACAGCAACCGGTGGCGGCTCAACAGTCCGGGCAATCTATGACATAAACGCAGGCACGGCCAGCTATGGCAACGGCCTTGGCTGGGGTGGCCCTCCGTGGAGCCTTGGTACTTGGGGTTCGTCAGTGGCCGTTGGTTTGCCAATGCGGATATGGTCGATGTTTAACTATGGCAATGACCTTATATTTGCCGAGAGGGAAGGCGAAATATTCTTTTGGGAACTTGATTCCACGAACTGGGAAAAAGCTGTTACGCTTCAATCCAAAGCCAATGACACAACTAAGTCAACGACCTTTGCGACATTTGCCTCTGGTTCCACAACCATTGTGGTGTCAGATGCCAGCTTCATAAGCACTGGCTCCGTAATCGCTGGTAGCGGAATCCCCTCTGGAGCCTATGTCACCACATCATGGACCGGCGGACAGTCTTTAACTTTATCTAGCGCCACGACCAGCTCAGGAACGCTAACATCCGTTACAGCAAGCTATGCTGGACGACATGTTCCGAACGATGTCTTTATGGTGATTGATTCCCCGGTCAATAATTTCGTTATTGCCCTTGGCTCCAACCCATATAATCCATCTAACTTTACTGAGCCGTTTAACCCAATGCTGGTGCGCTGGACCGACCAAGATAGCGCTTATGAGTGGGTACCCCAGATTACCAACCAGTCTGGCGAGGTTCCCCTATCTCATGGTTCATACATTGTTACAGGCGTTAGCACCCGTCAGGAAATTGTCGTTTTCACCAATACAGCCGTGTATTCAATGCAGTACCTTGGGCCACCATTTGTATGGGGCTTAACCTTACTTGACCAAGACATTAGCATTTCTTCCCAAAATGCCTGCACCTCTATCAATAATGTTGTGTATTGGATGGGAACTGACAAGTTCTTTGTGTATTCCGGTCGTGTTGAAACGCTTCCATGCTCAGTTCGAGAGTATGTGTTTAGTGACATAAACAAAGACCAGTTTACGCAAGTAATGTGTGGAAGCAACGAGGGTTTTAATGAGGTCTGGTGGTTCTATCCATCTTCCGGAAGCCTGCTAAACGACCGCTATGTTATCTTCAATTATGTAGAAAATGTCTGGTATTACGGGAACTTGAATCGCTCGGCATGGTCTGAGCATTCGACCCGTGGCTATCCATTGCTGTCATTCAGCGTTCAAAACTCTTACTTGTCATCAAGCATCCTGTCAACAGATACTTCTATCACTCTGTTGGATGCGTCATCGTATCCTTCTTCTGGCGAAATCCAGATTGATTCTGAAATTATCTATTACGGTTCCTCAAGCAACAATATCCTTAGCGACTGCATTCGTGGTTACAAAGGAACTATTGCGGCTTCGCATATCGCTTATTCGTCTGCAACATTTAATGTCCCGAATCAGGTCATGTTCCATGAATTCGGATGTGATGACAATTCGACAGGTGTTTCACAGCCTATTGATGCCTATATCGAAAGCTCTGACTTTGATATTGGAGACGGTCACAATATGGGCTTCGTCTGGCGCATCATCCCAGACATGAAGTTTGTTGGTTCAACTGGTAGCAGTCCGTCAGTGACTCTGACGGTCAAACCGCGACAGAATTCTGGTTCAAATTACACCACTGGCGACAGTCCCACTGTCACCCGGACTGCTACCATTCCTATTGAGCAATACACCGGCCAAGTTTACACGCGCATCCGTGGCCGTCAGATGTCGTTCCGCGTCTCCTCAGACGGCCTTGGCTCGTCATGGCAGATGGGTGCGATGCGTATTGACATTCGCCCGGATGGACGCCGATGAGCGTTATTCGCGGCATTGTTCCTCCAAACCTCCCGAACGCCCCACGGGAGTACGAGCAACGGTATCAAGACCAGTTTGGCAATACGCTGAAGCTGTTCTTTAACACCATTGCCTCGGAAATTAACGCACCGGTAGGTCACGCATCATACTACGACACAACGACTCAAACCAACCCGGTGGCCGATGCTGTCAACCTATTCACATACGACTCTGTTGTCAGTGAGTTCCAGATACGCAGGGGTTCTCCGACATCCAGTATATTCATTGGTGCTACTGGCCTGTATAACATCCAGTTCTCGGTCCAGCTCGACAAAACCGGCGGTGGCGCTTCAGATGTGTATATTTGGCCCCGTGTAAACGGACAGAATGTGCCATATTCGGCAACCAAAATTGTCATTGACGGCCCAAACAACGAAATTGTCGCGGCATGGAATTTTTTGCTTGACATCAAGGCAGGCGAATATTTTGAACTGGCATGGCAGTCTCCTGACACCGCTGTCGTCATTCTGGCGGCACCGGAGTCTGGGAACATCCCCGCCATCCCCTCAATCATTTTGACCATGACCTATGTTTCACGCATTGAGTCGCAATGATATGAGTACAAATGACATGATAGCAAGTGCAATTACTACCCCATTGATATTTAAACGGGCTTCATTCACAATAAACTAACCGCAACCATAGGAGTTGCTATGAACAATCCGCCGTTAAAACATGTTGCCGACCAATTGTCCAAACACGGACGATATGGCGATACTATGCTTGTCCACATGAATCCGATTGAGGTGGCGGGCATTGCATCTCTCGTTCCCGGCGGAAAGCTCACTATCAATCCCGTTACCGGTCAACCGGAAGCATTTCTGTTTCTTGCTCCTCTTATCGGTTCAATGCTTGGCTCTGCCGCCGCAGGCGCAGGCTTGCTTGGAGGACTCGGTACGCTTGCTGGTAGCGCTATTGGCTCTGGTCTTGCAACGACACTTGCAACGGGTGACTTAGAACAAGGTCTTATCTCTGGTATCACAGGCTTCGGTCTGGGTTCCGCGATGCAAGGTCTTGGTGCCGCCGCTGGTGCCGCTGGCGATGTTGCCGCCGCCACTGGAACTGCCGCGCCTACTGCCGCCGCCGCAATTCCTAATGCCACCGCTGAAGCCGCAAAAATTGCCGCTGAAAAAGCCGCCGCCGATGCCGCCGCCCAAGGCATACAGGGCGGAATGCTACCTCAAGCAACAGATACTGCTGTAGCTAACTATGCCGGAACTGGCGCTACCAATGCGCAGATTGGAAACTTTCAGCAAGGCGTAACCCCAAGCATTGTGAATCCTGAAGCCGCAAAAGGAATTATGAGCCTTAATGCGCCTCAGAATGTCGTCAATGCAAAGCCGACTTTTACTGAAGGACTCATGGCTCCATTTAAAGAACCGGGCCAGTTTATAAAAAATCTTACCAAGCCGGAATCGTTCCTCCCGATGTATATCGGCGAAGGAACCAATGCCGGTATCCGCGCTCAGAAAGCGATGGAAGAAAGCAATTTAAACTTCAAGCGCGAGCAAGAGAAAGAAGGCTCGATGGCACGCGAAGGCATCCTCCGTGCGCTGGAGCGCGTCCGTACTGACTACGGCATGTTTGCTGGCGGTCAAGTGGACTATGCTGAAGGTGGCTCTATCGCATCGATTATTAAGAAAGGCGCTTCAAAAGATGTACAGCCTGATTACGGTGCGTATGTCAATGAACTGTACGGCAAGTACGGCAGTCCGTCTGGCATCCAGTCCAGTCTGCGTGGCACGGTAGTGAATACCCCTCCGGCCTTTGACTACAACGCCCTGTATAGCGGTGGCTCTGGCTATGCGCCGGGCGTCTCGCCTGAGTTCATGTTCTTTGGACAAGCCGCGCCGAGTACCGGCGGTGGCACTGGCGTAGTGACTCCTCCAATTAGCGGAGGCGGTGGCACATCTCCCGGAGTCGGTGGTGGTAGTGCAGGCGTCAATATTGCTGATATTATCGGCAGTATTGGTTCTGGACCGACTGGCGGAGATTTTTCTGGTGGAAATTTTACCAGACCAATTGATGCTGGCGGATATTTTGGAACTGCCCCAAGCATTCAATCGCCAGACAGCGGTGGTGGATTAAGTGGCTCAGTTGGCCCATCATACGATTATTTTAACGCTCAGCCAAGTTCAAATACGACATCAGGAAGAGATATTGGAAGCATCATTCCCGGTGGCAGTTCATTTGATAATCCCTATCGCCCAACCAATCCATTTGCCCAGACAGACATTCAATCTTTTATTGACAGCCTTTCTCCGAGTGAAGACGAATACTGGCGGGAAGAACTTGCAAAGATGCCAGACCGTCAATTTGCTGAAGGTGGCATGGTTGACCCTGTTGACCCGGCTGTCGAGGCCACTGTCAATCCATTCCAAGGCGAATACGACAATTTGGTGCAAAGCACCATCTCGGCCATTAAAGGCGAAATCGAAAACCCGGAACCCATCATCAACAAGTTTGTCGAAGAATATGGCCCAGAGGCTTTCATGCAACTGCGTGAACAAGTCTTGCAGGGCGTCCAGCCGGGCGCTCAAACGCAGGGTCTGGTCGATGGCCCCGGCGGTGGCATGGATGACATGGTGCAAGGCTCCATCTCCGATGGCCGTCCGGTCGCGGTCTCTCCCGGTGAGTACATCATCCCGGCAGATGTCGTCTCGGCGGCTGGCGATGGCAATACCGGCGGTGGCGCACAGTTCTTTGATGACCTGATTGAATCCATCCGGGTCAGCAAGAATGGTACTCCGGAACAGCCGAAACCGATGAAGGAACTGATGGGATGAGCGAAGAGCAGGCAACTGTTGCTCTCGTTCCCCCGCTCCACATTCAGATGGTGTGGGAGCAAGTTGAAGGACTGCTTGCTCCTGCTGTTGAGAGGTCTAATGGTCGATGGACTATGGGCCACCTCTACAGTAATCTGGTCGCAGGCCAGAAGCACCTCTGGGTTGTTTTTGATGAAACCAAGTCAATCAATTGCGTTGCCGTCACAAGCGTTGTTGACTACCCCGCCAAGAAGATGCTCTCTGTGGAGTTTCTGGGTGGGAAAGATATAGAAGAGTGGGTATTTAAACTTCTTGAAGTCCTCAATCGATTTGCTGGGGACGCAGGATGCGGCGGGATAGAAGCTACCGCTCGATTTGGCTTCTGGAAATGGCTTGAGAAAGACGGATTCGACAAAGCCTACACCGTATTTGAGAAGAGGTTTAAGCCATGAGCAAAGGCGGCGGCAGTAGCGGCGTACAACAATCTGAAGTCACGCAGACAACAAGTAATCTGCCTGAATATGCAAAACCATATTACACCCAGCTCCTTGAGCGTGGGATGTATGAAAGCACGCGCCCGTATGAGGCCTATCCGGGCCAGCGGCTTGCGCAGTTTTCGCCATTGCAAGGCCAAGCCATGCAAGGTATTGCTGGTCTGCAACAGCCGGGCCAAACCGGTCTGGCGACCGAGCTGGCAACGACCGTAGGCCTTCAGCCGACCAATCGTGGCAGTCAAGTTGCCGCAGGGTTTAACCCGACTCCGGTGCAAACCAACTATCAGGCAGGTCAATTCACCCCCGGCTACACCCCCGGTCAATTTAATGCAGGCTACACCGCAGGAGCGGTATCGCCCGGCTACACCGCAGGTAGCTTTGACCCCGGCTATGTGGCAGGCGGAATCAACGCCGACTTCCAAGCCGGTTCAATGACCGACCCAAATGTCATCGCGCAGTACATGAACCCGTATCAGCAATTGGTCACGGACATACAAAAGCGTGAAGCAACCCGTGTCGCGGCCAAGCAGACCCCTCAGATTCAGGCTCAGGCCACGATGTCCGGCGCTGGCGGAGGCACCCGTGAAAGCCTATTGATGGCAGAGAATGAGCGAAACCTCATGCAACAGCTTGGGGATATTCAGGCTCAAGGCGACCAAGCCGCTTATAGTCAGGCGCTTCAGGCGTTTGAAGCCGACCGTGGCGCACGACTGCAACAGGCTCAGTTTGGTCTCGACAAGTACAATGCAGGCGAACAGGCTCGTCAGCGTGCGGCTCAAATGGGTCTGGACGCAAGGGGCCAAGAGGAAGCGGCTCGTCAGGCGCAAGCCAAGTTTGGACTGGATGCCTACTCCATGCAGGAGCAGGCCCGCCAGCAACAAGGCAAGTTTGCCCTCGATGCGCAGTCCGCAGGCGAAGAAGCACGGCAACGCGCCGCTCAAATGGGTCTGGATGCCCAAGGTCAAGAAGAAGCGGCCCGTCAAGCGATGGAGAAGTTCTCGCTCGACACCCAGCAGTTCAACACCGAAACCCAACGCCAACGGGCCATGTTGGGTCTGGCTGGTCTGGAATCCGACCAAGCGGCTCTGGCACAGCGTCTCGGCGCATCCGAGCTTCTGGGTAATCTGGGTCAAACTCAACAGCAGATGGACCTTCAGCGGCTTCAGGCGCAACTTCAGGCCGGTAACCAACAGCAGGCGCTGGGTCAACAGGCGCTCAACATGGGCTACGAAGACTTCCTCCGCCAGCAGGCCTACGGCAAGGAACAGCTCGCCTATCTCAGCGCGTTGCTTCAAGGTACCCCAATTCAAGCCGGTTCGACTGTCGCATCTTACGGCAGGGTGCCTTCCACGGAACAACAGCTTTTGGGTAGCGGTATCAGTGCGCTTGGTCTGTACAACTCACTTGGCAAGACAGGTCCGTAATCTATGAACCTCATCGAACTCGAAAATCTGGTCAAAGGCGCTCCGGACGAATACCTCGTTAAAGAGGTTCAACAACCGACCGGCAAAGTCCCTCCGTTCCTTGCCCTGTCTGAAATCCAACGGCGCAAAGACATGCGCGACCGGTACTTGGCCCAGACAAACGAAGGCCCGAAGCCGACCATTGCCGAACAGCTTGTGGGCGGTATTGGCTCTATGGGAGGCGCACAACCGCCTCAAGGCGCTCCTATCCCTACCCCTTCCGCTACTGGCATTCCGTCCGTTGGCGCTCCTCCTGTGGCCGCTGGCGCGGCCCCGATGCCGACCCCTCAAGGCATGCCACAGGGCTTTGCCGCAGGCGGTCTGGTAGGCTATGCCTTTGGTGGCCCAGTCTCTCCGCTTACAGCTACCCCCATGCAAATGGCTCAAGAAAAATTAAGAAGAGCGACAATTGCAGGCAGGGGCATCCTATCTGCCAAGCAAGAGCTTGATGAATTAATGGCTTTTGAACAAGCGCAAAACACTCCCGGCGGTCCTCTCCCTGATTTGTTAAGGCGTGCTGGCACTCCTAAAACACAATATCCTCCCGGCGGTCCTCTCCCTGATTTGTTAAGGCGTGCTGATGTTCCTGTTGCCGAAAATGTTCCGACCGAAGTGTCCGTTCCGGCCCCAGTTTCTAACCGTCCCGGTCCTCTCCCGGCTACCGCAGGTGGCGCTCCCCGTTCCGGTGGCGCTAGTGGCTATGCAGTCACTTCCGGTGGCATTGGGTCGATTGACCCCAATCAGGTACCTGCAGATTCGGCTCCGTCCGGCGGTCAAGCCACGGCGGCAGGCGGTACTGGTCGTTCCGGGCAGTATGGCTCTAAAGCCGAAGCCGAATATGCCGCTTTGATTGAAAACAAAGATGCATTTAAACTTCCGGAATCTCTTAACTACGAAGAGTTTATTCAGGCCGCTGGTGCAGAAGAAGCCGCTATCCGTGAAGAAGCCAAGAGACAAGCCATTGGCGCGGCACTGGTTCAGCTTGGCGCTGGTCTGGCCGCAGGCGACATGTCAAAAGGTTTCACCACCGCAGGTGCAGAATCACGCGACATTCTGAGTCAAGGACGCCGGGAAGCCTCGGCGCAGAAAGCTCTGGCCCAGCAGTTTAAACTTCAGGGCATGGAAGGCGCACGCAACCAAGCCATCCAACAGCAAGAGCTGGAACTGCAACGCGCCAGAGGTGCCGCTGAATTTCAGAGCGGCATGCGAAAAGAACGCCAAGACCAAGCGAACGAAGACCGCCGGATTTCTATGGAGGGCGCTCGTATTTCTGCAACTTTGGCTCAACAGCGCATGCAAAACCAAATCAGCGAGCGTGATTTTCAAATTGCTACTCGCGCCGGTATCGAAAAAGCGACTACGGATTACATTCAGGCGCGTATTGGCGCACCGCCAACAAAAGCGCAAGAAGCATGGGAAGGCATGGTTCCGGGCATGCAAAAAGGCGTTGCTCCGATGGATGCGTATATTGAAAAATACAATGCTTTGGAACCACAGGCGCGTGCGGCGGCTACGGCGGTATACACTGGTCAGGCCCCACCGACACGACCAGCTTCAGGTCCGTCAGGTCGCGGCGGTAACCGTAGCGGAAGCAACCCAGATAGGTTTAAAATAGAACCATACAATAACTGATGTCTTGAGAACAAAGGCGCTCGAAAGAGCCACCAGTTCGGAGAAGTTTAAATGCCAAAATATGTCGTCACAGATTCGGTTACTGGTCGCAAGCTGGTATTAACCGGTGACTCGCCGCCAACCAACGAAGAGCTGACCGATATATTTGCAGGCTATCAGCCGTCTTCTTCTGAAGACCCATACGCCGATGATAGCGCGTTTGACTTCTCTGGCGAGCGCACGCTGGCCGGACGCATCCTTGAGGGCAACAAAGCCGTTCCCCGTGGCTTTGCCAACACCATTCTCAGTAGTGTCGAGGGTGCCGCCGAGCTTGTTGATGCCGCAACCAACTTCGTTGGTCTCGACAACCTGATTGACTCTGGTGATGAGAACGCCGTTGTATGGGCCGCAAATGCCGGTAAAGACTGGCTGAACAATAAGTCCGGCCTGAAAGCTGACCCGCGCTACCAAGACTTGTGGACCACCAAGTTTGGCGAGGGTGTCGGCTCGTTTGCCTCGTTCTTAACCCCGACCCTTGTTCTCAAGGGCGCATCAATATTAAACCGTGGCCGGGTTGCGCTTGAGGGCGTTGAAACTCTCGGCAAGATGACCCGTGCCGAGAAGATTGCTACCGGCGCTTTTGCCGCATCCTCTGGTGCAGGCGAAGCCGCCCAGCGGGCAAAAGCCGCACGCGAAGAGGGTCTGGATGTCAGCGAGGGCGAAGAAGACTTTGCAACCGCACAGGGCGCTCTTGTTGGTTTGACTGAAATGTTACCCATCTCGCGCATCCTCGGTCGTGTTCCAAAGAACATCCCTAGGGGCGAGAAAGACTACCTCATCAACCTGTTTAAATCAGCTGGTATCGCCGCCGCTGAAGAAGGTGGGCAGGAAGTCAGTGCCGCCATTCTCCAGAACATGATTGAGCGCGGGTACAACCCGAATCAGGAAATCATCGAAGGTTCCCTGATGGACGACCTGACTATTGGTGGCGCTGTTGGTGCGCTGGCCGACATCACCCTTAATGCCTTTTCCGGTCGCCGGAAAGGCTACATGACGGAAACGACTTCCAGTTCCGTCAGGAGATGGCCGAGCGCAAGCGTATCGCCGAACTTATTGAGTCCGACCCGGAAGCGTTTCAGGCTGAAGCTGACCGCGTACAGGGACTTGCCAGCACCATCCCAGCCCCGACCAACGAAGAGGTTATGTCGTTTAACCAGCCATCTGTGGCTGGCGCTGTCGCTACTCCGGAAACCCTCGGCGAGCTGTACTCCCTACGCATTGTCGGCAAACTGGGTAGCTTCTTCCCGACCAACACCAGCTTCACGGTCGAACAGGGCGAAGATGTCCCGACCCCGGCTGTCGGTCCGGACGGCACCGAGACTGTCGTGCCACAACCGACCTTCAAGGTCGTGGACTCCACCGGAAAGCAATACGGTCAAACTTTGACCAATCCGGATGTTGCCTCCTCTTTGGCCCGGAACCTCAATGGCGAAATCGTTGGACAAAGTATCCGTGGCTCGATTCTCAACACCTTGATGACATCGCCACAAGGATACAACCCGGAACAATCTACCAATCTTTTCCGGTACGGCTTCCAGACCCTGAACCCAGAATCGAACAATGTCACCTACGCCGCTTTAAACGATGCCGCAGGCACCACGACCGAGAACGGCTACATCGAGGAGGTGTCGCACAACGACATCTTGAATTCGCCGAAGGTCTTGGTCAAAGGCGGCGCTGGCAAGACGGCCTATCAGGTCACCATGCCCAACGGCAAGAAGCGTCTTGCGGTCGGCCTCACAGCCTCTCAGGAGCTGAACCGTAAGCGCGAAGAGGCTGGTCTGCCACCGGTCAACTCGTTCAACATCCGTGAGGCCCGCGAGGCGCTGGGCGGGAACATCGGCACCCTCAGCAATCCGAGCGTTACCGGCATCCAAGACCAGCTCCAGTACGCCCCGGTTGACATTGGTGGCAAGCCCGCTGTCGTCAGTCAGGCACGCGAAGTCCTGACCAAGCGCAAGACCACGCTGGCTGAGAAGGCAAAGGCTGGATTTAAACAGGATGGCACTTCCGTCCTCCCAGACTACATCGAATTCCAGTCGATGGAAGACGCCAAGCGTTATGCCGATTCCCTGAATAAGCGCAATGCCGACAAACGATTCATCCCAGATGCACTGTTTGAGGGAAAAACAGACCTGTTCCCGCAAATCAAGGCGCTCCTTGAGACCAAGAACATCGATGCCGAAATGGACTCCGATGAAGTCGGCCAGCTCGTCAAATCGTTCACGGGTGCGCGGGACGCCAAGAGCATGTCTCTGGAAGACCAGAAGCTGTTCTACGCCCGTTTACGCAACCTCCCCGGTTTTTCGACCAAGACCAAGCTCCCGGTCTTCCGTTTGCGTCCGTACAGCCCGGAACAGTTCGTCAAGGCCACCCAGTACCAGCAACAGAATCCCGGCGCTGTCACCGATGAGGGTCTTGCCACCGCGCTCGGCCTTGAACCGACTAGCCCCAGAATCTCCGTTATTAAGTCTGACCTCCAAAAGCAGACCGATGCCCGTCTCCAGAAGGAAGTACTCAAGAATTCCCGTCTGCCACTCGTAGAGGGCTTGCGTAAGGCACTGGATGACTACGGCCTGTCCGGCGTCAATCTGCGTCTGGAAGAGAGCCTGAGAGGCCCAGACGGCACAGTCAACGAGGGCTACTTCGACCGGATGATGGATGAGGTTGCTCTGGCAATTGATGGTATCGACCCGGAATTCAACACCACCGATGAAGGTCGTTTAAACTATCTTAAGGAAGTCCTGAGCCACGAGGTTGTGCATGCGCTCCGCGCTCTCGACCTATGGACCGCGAAAGAGTGGGACATCCTTTCCCAAGCCGCCGCCCGCACCTTGCGTCCCCAAGGCAGTCCCGGCGAGGGCAAGACCTTCCTTGCCTATGCCCAAGAAATGTACTCCGATATGTCTGCTGACATTCAGGTCGAAGAGTCCGTTGCCGAGCTGGCCCGCGCCTACATCGCCAACAAGAAGCTGATTGGTGGCAAGCCGAGGAACCTGATTGAGCGGATGATTCGTCTGTTCCAGCGTTTAAAGGCATTCGTCACCAACTCCGGCTACCAGAACTTCGAGGCTATCCTCAACGACATGCGTTCCGGTGCCATCGCCTCCCGTGACCGTGGCGAGGTACGCAGTCTGCGTCTAACCAAGAATGTTCCGGAAGGCTATGTGGTCGCCGACAATGTTCCTGAAGGTGTGACATCCGTGAGTCTCGCAAGCCGTATAAAGTCGTTCAGCCTATCAACAAAGACACCGGTCGCCGTTACAGCGTCAAAGACATCTCTAAGCTCCGTGACGAAAAGATTCCGCTTAATGTCTTTGCCGAACAATTTGCAGACCGTATTAAACAGTCCGACACCAAGCTGGAAGACGCCAACCGTATTGCCGAAGGCTTCATTAAAGAGTTTGTCGATAACCCATCATCCTTCTTGCCGGTTGTGCAGGGAGACAAACTTAGCGTAGATGCTTTTCTTCGTATGCCTGATGGCACCATGTATGACCCTGAAAAATTAGAACATGCGGACGCCACCGACCAGACAATTCAAATCTACAATGCCGTTAAAAATGGAACCATACGCAGTGCGCTTGGTCAAGAAGCAGTAGCCACTAATAATAGACGCGAAGAAGACCTGTCTCAACTGTCTGAATACCTGAACGGAAACGCAGATTACTCGCTTGCTGAACAGGCCTTGATTATGAAAGGCGCATCTAAATTTGGCATGCGTGTTGAAAGAGGTCAGTTTAAACTTGTTCCTATTGCGGACAATAATCAGACTAATATTGCTGTTCTGACCGCAACAGAGGCTTCTGCGATTGCCGAAGAGCTTCGCAAAGGAAAGACTTTGAAAGCGGCGATGCTTGACGGCATCACTTCAGCCATGAAGTCGATGGAGCAGTCAAACAAGGAAAAAGGTCTTAATGGCTGGAAAACTTTCAAAAAAAGCGACTCCGAAGAGGATGCCGCCGCTCTTAAAGAAGGTTGTGCCGGACGCAAATGGTGTACCGCTTCTGCGACAAGCACCGCAAGAAACCAGCTTGAGCGGGGCGATTTTCATGTGTACTACAAAAACGGCGAGCCTATTGTTGCCTTGAGAACAGAAGACGGAAAACTTGCCGAGCCTCCTCGCGGAAGTCTTGACGGTCAGTTTATGACGGCGGAAGAAGAGAAAATTGCCGAAGAGGCTCTTCGTGCCGGTCGCGTTACCGGCGGTGAAGACTATCTGCATGATAGGGATTTAATTGCCGATGTCATGGCAGGAAAACATAAAAGCTGGCCCGACCTCGACCTGTTTTTAAAAACAAAAAGGAAATACAAGGTTGGTTATGGCCGTGGTCAATACGACCTTCCGAAACCAGTTATTGACGCGATTGAAAAAGAAAGAAACGACAGGCACACCCAAGTAGAGTGGGTTAAGCTCGGATATACAACTGACGATGTTTCATTGCCTTTAGGGCAAGGCGCGGACTTTAAATATATCGGAGGAGACCTTAATATCACTGGAAACCCAACAGCAACTGTTGCTTGGCTTGAGCAGTTCACAACCGCACTATCAACCGTTGCAAGTAATTTGCTCAACAAGAAAAGCATTGTAAGTGTCGATTATATTGCTGGTAATGCTGAAATTGGATATCGTTCGTCAGATTCTGCAAAAGTTGTTATTGGCAGGATTAATGGAGCCGCTATTGTAAGAGGCAAATCTGACCTTACCGTTGGTGAATCGGGCGACAATATTTATGTTCAAGACGATTCAACAGTAAATGTTTTAAACAAAGCTAAAAATGTTTATGTTGGCACAACCGATAGAAAACGAACAGATGATATGGTGCTAAAAGCAAAATTAATATCTTCTGGAGAAATACAAAGAGTTGAGATTTTTAACCACGGTTCTGCTGTGTTAAATAAAGTTAAACAAATTAATCTTACCCAAAATGCAAATGCGACAGTAAATGTTGCTGATTCTGCGTATGTAACGGAAAACGCAACTTTATATGCAGAAAAAATAAAAAACCGAATTGTCGCAAACCAAGAAGCAACTGCCTATGTAAAAGAATTAGGAACAGAAAAAGAAATTGCTGACTATCTTGAGGTCGGAGGAGATGCAACTATATTTATCAAGAGCGCCAATATAAGTAACTATCTAGCCGGAAATGGAGATGACGCGAAAGTTTACATTAAAGACTTTGCTATCAAAGATACAAGGTCAGCTGTTTTAAATTACGATGAATTATTTATTAAAGAACAAAATAATATACAAAGAAGCATTCCTACAATGGTAAGCCCTCTATATGTTATCGATAATGCAAAAGGAAGTTTTTACACCGGATTAAACGCAACGGTAAAAATTAAAAACCTTGAAGGCGATATTACAGTAGATGATAATGCCATCGTTATGATTAAAAGCGGAATAAGGTCAAGTTCAGGCCTTTCTGCGTTTGTCACCAAACAACAAAATAGCAATTCTGAGGTACAAGTTACTAATAAAGAAAATGTTGTGGTGTTAAATGACAAAGATAATAATGTTTTTTATGGAGACGAATTTGTATTTCCATCCGAATACGAACAAGGCATGTATGTAATTGACCAAATGTTCCCGGACACCGGTCGCCGCTACTCCCGCAAGGCAACTCAGTCTCCGATTGAGGACGCCATTTCGTTGGCTAATGAAAAGTATGCTGATTACAAGACGGCTTCCAAAGACAAGTTCTTTGAACACTGGAATAAAGAACAACGAGAGGTTTGCCGACTACTATGACAAAGACATGGTTGCCGTCAGAAATGTTTTGTCCAAGAAATACGGCAAGATTACCGATGAAGACATGATGTTGTTCCAGATGTTCGCTGGCATTACTTCACCGAACACTGGATTAAAGTCAAATATCGGAGATGCGCTTGCCCTGTTTGAGCTGTACAAAACAGACGGTAATTTTGACAAAATCAAGATGGGCCTGAGTGACAAAAATAATCTTGTCATTATGGAATCGCCATTTCAGATTTCAGGAGTAACAAATCCCCTCAAAGCTCGTTCCCTGAAAGTATTTGAACGCATAATTAAACAAAAAGGTTCTGTTGCAAAAGCGGTCAAGTTCCTTCACGAGCCTGTAACAATAGAAGAGCTTGAAAAGTTTAAACAAAGTTTTGGTTACAAAGAACTTGCCGATAAGAAAGACATTAAGCGTAATGTAGAAAGCGCCACAGGACAAGACAAGCTAATTCCTCGTATGTTTGTGTTTGGCCCGAAAATTGGAGCGTACTCACTCAATTTGACTGGCAATCGAAAGTACACTACTATTGACATCTGGGAGTCCAGATTCATCCGTAGTTACTTCAAGGGTCTGTTTGAAAAACGAAACGGACTGCCAGAAATAAATGAAGAGCATGAGCTGTTTACCAACTTCAATAAACTCTTCAAGGAAGAGTTCGACAAACTAACTGGACAGAATTGGGACCAAGCCTCGCTTCAGGCGATGCGTTGGTTCTACATCATCAACGCTACAAACAAAGCTGGATACACAGGAGCATCCACCAATGACACAATCTCAGGATACACAGAACGACAGCTCTACACAGCTGGAAAAAGTGGCTATGTTAGCAGGGGAGAACGCGATGAATCGGCTCGCAGATACTCTCGGAAGCCAAACCGATTCTATTCTGAATCCCTTGTCGCCTTCGTTCGACCCAATCGAGCGAGCGATGGCACGGCATCCATCCCTTACGCGAGAAGAAGCGGAGGAGATGGCTCTACTGTTCGGATTCTGAGCAACGATGTAGCTGTCGCAAAAAGCTACATACCAAATCAAGAATTCACAAACATCGTCAACGAGCTTGGTCAAGAGGCCAAGCCGTTCTATGAGCTTGCGCCTGACCAAAATAGCGCAGAGACATTCAACAAGGCGATTTCGTTATTCAAGTCTTTGCCTAACAATAAGTACCGCGCATCTGTTTTTGTTTATCCGGCTGAAGACTACGCAAATATGCGCCTGTTCCTCACCGAAAGCGGAAAAACAGGCTTTGCCCTCAAGCCCGATGGCGACATCGTCAGCGTGTTCTCGTATGAGCAGGGCGGTCGTTCCGCTATGGAACTGGCAATCCAGTCCGGCGGTCGGAAGCTGGACTGCTTTGACACCGTCTTGCCCGACTTCTATGCGTCCCACCTGTTCTCTGAAGCAGGTCGCGTCAAATGGGATGACAGCCAAGCTCCGGGCGACTGGGACAAAGAGGTGTTCAAAAAGTTTAACAACGGCGAGCCTGATGTTGTAATGATGGTTTATGACCCCGTTGGAAAAAGACTTACTGAGACCGCGCCTCAAATGGACTACGATGAGGCTGTTGATGCTCAATCGCAAATGCAAGCCGAGCTATCGCCTCCGATGAATGATGGCAGTATGCCGATGTCTGCTGATTTCTCCTCGTCAAACGCCACTCAGGCACAGCTGGACGATGCTGTTGCTAAAGCCAACAAAGATACGGAGCGGACCCCTAAAACATCCGTTCCTCTGTACGGAGAAAACGCATCTCCAGACGCCTTGTTTGTCGCTTTAAACCCTGAAATGGGTGTCAAACTAAGCGTGGATGACAAGAAACGATACTCGCGCCGTGGGAGCGAGCCACAGTATCCTCCAAACATCCAAAAACTTATCGACCAGACCCCGGAACCGTCTGATGAAACGATGGGTCAAACTTTTATCAAAATTCTTCAGATGCCTTCGTCCAAAGACTTTTGGGACAATATCCGTCAAGGTCTTGTTTTCCGTGGTGCAAGGCTTGAGCGTCAGTACAGGGAAAATCCTGAGCTTGCCAAAATGATGGCTGACACGAGTTCCCTTGCTCTTTATCAGATGACAGACCATGCCCGCGCAATTACTCAGGCGGTTATTACCGGAGGCATTCCGGTGTATCAGAACGGTGGCTTTAAGGTCGTGCCGTTTGTTTACAAAGGTAACTCCAACATCGTTAAGTATCTGAAAGATACCGGGGTCATTGATGACGCAGGCGCACAGCTCTGGATGAAACAGTCTGATTACATCCCGTTCTACCGCGAAGACAAAAATGGCAACCTTATTCATCCGAAAGTGTTCGGTGGTCTGCATACGGCTGGACAGTTTAAAGCTGTTGGTAAGAGCAGTGAAGACCTGAATGTGGATATGGTGACAGCCATTGTCAACAACATTGATACCGCTATTGCGATGGGCATGAAGAATGTTGCCCAACAACGAATCATCCGAGACCAAATCAATCTGGGTCTTGCCAGCGTGCTTAAACAGGGTGAGACGGTAGGCAACCGTAATTCAGTTAGCTTTAAAATTGCCGGAAAGCGATACACTGCAATCATTGAAGACCCGCTGATTTACGAGTCAATGTTGCCAGCAAACGAGATTCCAATGGATGGCCTCTTTGGAACCATGTTCCGTTTCCCAGCCAACTTGCTCCGGGAACTCATTATCCGAGACCCCGGATATATGGTGGCAAATATGTTCCGAGACACTCTTTCTAGCTATGTCATTACTGGCGCAGAAGTTGTTCCGTTGTGGGGAACCGCAAAAGGCTTCGCAGGTGACATCGAGAAACTCCGTAAACTTGGCGTTATCGGTGGCTATGACCTCCGGATGGACAAGAATGGTGTCAGGGACTTCTATGACAAAGAAGCCAAGAAGATGGGCATGGTTGCCGGTGTTAACTGGCTCAACCCGGTAATGGCGGCGTGGGATGTCTTGGGTCGCATCTCTGAACGCTCCGAGGCGGCTACCCGTCTTGCGGTCTATGAAGACATCCTGAAGCGCACAGGAAACGAGGTAGAGGCTCAGTACCAAGCTCTGTCCGTTATGAACTACGGACGGCGCGGTAACAATCCACTGCTTCGGATGATAACCGCATTGGTTCCGTTCTTAAATGCCCGTATTCAAGGTTTGGATAAACTGTATCAAGCCACCACGGGCAGGGTTGGCGCAAAGTATAAAACCGATACTTCAGGAAAAGTTATTCCAGAAGTACAGCGCCGGAAGAATTTTGCTCGCTTCCTGTTCCGAGCCGGTTTAATCACTGGTATCACCGCCTTGTACTATGCAATGGTATCGGATGATGACGAGTACGAAAACGCTTCGCCGGAAATTCGTGATAACTATTACATCATTCCGGTAATGAAAGGCGACACTGAGAGTGGTGAGCCGGGTCTGTCTGTCCGACTTCCGATTCCTTTTGAAATCGGCATTATGTTTAAAGTGATTCCGGAAAGGCTCATTGCTGGTATTTACGGTGACGATACCTCCAAAGACTTCAAAGACTCGATGAATCGGGCTTTGTTCTCTACTCTTGCCATGAATCCAACGCCGCAAGCCATACTCCCTATTGGCGAGGCTATGGTCAACAAGGACTTCTATACCGGTCGTCCAATCGTCCCGTACTACATGGAAAACTTGTTGCCAGAGCAACAGAAGACTTTCTACACAAATGTTGTTGCAGAAGATATTGCAAACAAGATGGGCTTCTCACCAATGAAAGTTGACCATGTTCTTCGTGGATATGGCGGTACGCTAGGCGGTTACTTCATGCAAGCAGTTGACAGCATGGTGCGTGAGAATGAAATGGTTCTTCCTTCTACGGAATGGTATCAGAAACCTTTCATCAAGCGTTTCTTCGCCACTGCAAACCAACCGGGCCTTCAGAACAAGTTCTACGAACTGAAAGGCGATGTTGACGGAATCACGCAGACCATCAATCGTTTAAATGAAGAAGGTAGATATGACGAGCTTGCTACATTCTATGCAAAGAATGGTCATATGTATGAGATGCGCAAAGACCTCAACTACCTTGAGAAGCAAATCACAAGGTTGCGTGACCAGCGTAAGATAATCGAGCAGATGGACATAGACCCCGAAGCGAAGCGCCAGCAAATTGAACAAATCAATATGATGATAAGCGCAACCCTGACTTCTGTGCCGATGTACCGGAAGATGGCATACGACAAAGAATAAAAAAGAGGAGGACGGCAGGGGATACCGTCCTCCTCAGTCCCATCTACTTGGAATGGGTAGCTCGGCAGGAGAACCGAACCGGAGGAGAGTGCCGAGGGAGTGCGACACTCAGCCCTAATGTACTAAAGCGAGTCGGTCCAGTCAACCCCTCGCTCGTTCCCGAAAGCACCCATGATGTCCAGCATGTCTGAAAGCTCCTGTTTAGACATGCCAGAGGTCGGGAAACCGATGAGAACCATGCCCCCGGTGATGCCCGGAACCATCTTCTGGTGGCGCACAGCGGCGGAGAACACCCATTTCCACTCCTCGGCGCTCAGGGTCAGCCCGTGCCAAACCACCTGCTTGGATATGTCCTTGAGCATCGACCACATCAGGTTATTCTGCTGAGATGTACGCTGTTCAGTCATTCTGTCAGCCCATCGCCATTGCATTCAGGGCAGAATTCGTCAAACTGCGGGTCGCCAAGAGAGTTACGGTTGATGGTTCCAGTCCCGTCACAGTTCTTACAAGGATGAAACTTTCCATCCTCCAGCCTCAGTTTAAACTGCATCAACAACCGGTAGGCTCGTGTTAATTTTTCGGTGGACGACAGCATGGCGTCTGGGTTGTAACAATCTTCTAGCCAGTCATCAACTTGCCGTTCAACGACACTGGCTTTTTCAATAGTCATCATCGCCTCCAATCGGACAGGGGAATAAGAATATCGGGGTATAGTCGCCGACATAAGCGCCAGTGACATTGAAGTCCATGAACTCGACAGCCTCTTCATGGGTCATGCCATCGCGCTTTACAAGTATATCAATACATTTGGCTCCGTCATAGACGGAAACCATGTTGTGAAAACGGACGCCATACCCAATGAAGGCGTCCTCAAAACCGTCAGCGTGAAGTGTTTCTTCGTCAGGCATCGGCATAATAACCACCTTTTTGTTGAAATTACTGTTTGTAATCAAGCCATTCTTGAGTAAAATTTACTTTGTCTCCAGAATACTGATACATGGAGCCGTCATCTGCCCATGTAGCCATGATGTGTTCACCCAGTACGGCATAACATCCGCCTCCGGCAACTTTACCACCTGAATTGGTGGCAAAGAAAAAAAGTCTTTGGTTAGGACAACTGCCTTGCTCTGAGGTCAGGGTAATTAAACCATTGTCTTCGAGCTTAATGTATCCAATAACTTCCGGCGCGGGATTTTTAATACTGCTGTACGGGCTTAGTTCACCAGCCTGTGTAAACGATGCTGATGTAAACAAAACTGCACAAAGCAATATGTTTTTCATTTTCCGCACTCCTTGAGGGTTACTTGTCGCGTCAGCCACATCAGTTTTGCGATTAACATTTTGTCATTACGCTTGCTTGGGTCAGTACGGTCATACTCATTTGCGATACCCTCGACGAGACTCCATTCAACAATTTCCAGTTCGCCGTTATCGCCAATCTTGCACCACACCTTCTCTTCTTTTTCGTTTTGGACATGCGAATTCGGGACAAGATAGGATTCGTCATCATCATTTGGACTGGTCATTTTCATACTCCTTTTTGACGGCAAGCCATTCATCGGCGTATTCGACATCTTGCCATCTGTCGAACCACGGTCCACCACGGGTGAAGTGGACGGCTATTGGGTCAACACAGTTATCTTTAGTGTGCCATCCCTCAAGGTAATTGAAACTTATCGGAAGCTCACCGATGTTCTCGTCATCCGTCCATTCCATCTGATGGAGGTACATGCCGGTAGCTGTATTGACTGTATTTAAACGAAGGTGCTTTGTGTCAGGATGCTCACAGTTGAACAGCATGAAGCTCGACCAGTTCTTCCGGTGGTATTGGTGCTGAACCGCGCCATCCATCTTTGTTGTTTCGGTCGGCTTATAGTCATGCTTGACGCAGAAGATAGATTTCTTATGGTCACGGTACTTCATCACATGGTAAATGTCGTGCCGGAGCAGGAAGTCGCAATCCATGAACACCGCCCAGCCTTCGTAACGCATCAGGTGCGGAACAAGGAAGCGTGTAAACGAGAACTCGGTAGATGAAAGCGGGTCAATCTCCCGCGTGTAAAGCCCGTCTGCGCGAAGCTCATCTTGTTTAATCGGAATGATTCGTACCGGCAAGCTAGAATGTTTGAGAATAGACTCCCGGCATACCCGGTATGCAATGTCTTCTCTGCTGTCATAGCCAATGAATACGGTAAGCATCGTTATCATCCTTTCTTGGGCAGTGGTTTCAGAATCCAGTCATCAATCACACGGTCAACGATTCGGTAGTTATGTTGTTCCACAAGATAATTAACCGCATCGTACTGACCCCATTCGTATCCATCGGTCTTGTGAGGCTTTTGTTCCACAACGATAAGAGGCTGGTCTTCTTCAATAATGGCATAAGCGCCTTTCAGAATAGGAAGCTCGTATCCCTCGCAGTCAATCTTGATGAAGTCGATTCGCTCTTTGAAGACAATGTTGTCCAGTCGAATCATCGGGCATTCACCATCGGTTGCAAACGGGTCAACAAACGCAATGCCAGAATTGTCTTTGTTGGTCTTGAGAGAAACGCTTTTGTCGGACTCTCCGAGGGCATAGTTCCATACTTTGGCATACGGAGCATTGGCTTCGAGGATGCTCAGGAAGTCTTCGCATGGTTCGACAGCATAGACTTCTTTGAATTGGTCACAAAGCGGTCTTGCCCAAAGCCCGACATGCGCCCCGATGTCGATTGCGCCTCGAAAGTTATCGCAATAGCTTAACGCTCGGTCACGCTGTTCGCGCTGATACTCAACGGGCTGATTGGCTTCGGCAAGTCCCTCAAGGTACTTGGTGAAATGTACATCGTCATCGGGGAGATACCACCCATGAACATTTTTCATTTTGGTTTCCTGTCGCCTTTGTAGTGAATGATTTTGGCATTCGGATGGCTGTCTGCATACTCCGGAAGACAGGCATAGTCATGCTCATCGATGTATCCAACATCCTCTAATGTGGATGAAAAGTATTTCAAGACCTCTTGGTCGCCGTACCAAATGTGAAATTTCTCAGAAATGAACAGGCGCAACATAGCAGTCATCTTTGCCCACTGCTCGGAGTTCTTTGTCACGGTTGTACAGGCAAGAATCGGGTACACATCGTCAAGCGTCTTTCCGGTGTACTCGCTGAAATCCAGTCCACGCTGATACGGATTGAATAGCGCATCCCGACCGAATGAACGGCGACACATCAGGATTTCTTTATCGCCAAGCATTTCCTTCGGGTCAACCGGTTTCAGGAACACCATATCGCTGTCCACATACATGGCTGTTGTGTTTAAACTAAGTTCCGCAAAGGCGTTGAGGCGAGAAATCATTATTTTTGACCTGTCGTACTTGCCAACATGGACAGAATCAACATTGTCAGGAATCGGGGTGGTTTCATCGGTACACATGATGATGTCTGCGTTAGGCATCTGCTCACGAATCGAATTGACCATCTGTTGCGGTAGGGTCACATCATCCCCAACATGGAAGAACACGAATGTCGGTTTTTCTTTCATGGCAAGCAACTCCAGTTTATCAAGTATAGCCGTGACTTGTGGTCTCCATGAGGCATGGACATTATCACGGGGATGGGTGGTTACGGACGGATACCACAGGCTCTTACCGTTGTCGGTGTGCGACCAGAACCATAGCTTGTTTCCGTCCAACATAAGCGTCTTGACGCCCAAACCACCGGCAAGGTGGGCGGTGGCGTTGCTTACGGACACAACGGCGTTACAGCACTCCATAATCGCGGCTAGACCATCAAGGTCATCGCGGTTATCTACGGACGGGACGGTCTCGATTCGGTTGCCGGTCTCGACCTCGTAGTCATAAATCTCTTTAAATGAATTGGTGTACTGGAGGCTGATGACACGGACATTCGGGATGCTGAACAGGCGGTCAAACTCTCGGAGGTCAACGCTCTTGTGGTCGCCGATTTTAGGGGCGGCACTAGACCATGACATGCCGACCACAAAGTCATCGTCGCTGATGTTCAGGCTCTGCCGGATAGCCTTGACGCGCTCAGGGTCGGCTTTCAGGAACTTCTCGGAGACCACTTTGGATATGTCGCTGACATCGTTGATAAAGTGTTTTCCGATGCTACCCATAGGGACATGGGAGTCGATGCCCTTTATCTTGACATTCTGAGGACAGAAGTTGATGTCCGGATTTGCCCGTTGAAACAGAGGCACAAGACGAGCATCAATCAACACAAGCATATCGTTAACTTCTTGGCGCACTCTGCGGAGCATAGAGCCGTATAAGATTTGGTCACCGACACCCTGTTCGCTCCAGACCAAGAGGTTTTGGTAGCCCTTGTTTGGTTCCCAGTTCGGCTTGCTCGTCTTTAAACGGGCTGAGTCAAACTTAGAGGTTTGCCAGCGGGCATCCATGTTCTCCCAGCCTTGTTTAAACTTTCCACACTGAAGATACATCAGGGATGTAGTCCACTGAATATCATAGTTGTTGGGTTCCATCTTCAAAGCCATCTCAAAATCAGGGAGGGCTTTGTCCCAACGCTTCATTTCCCAATGGCAACGACCTCGTTGGACTAGGGACTGGCTGACTACCACGCTAGTTTTAATGATGTCATCAAACTTAATGACGGCATCGTCAAACCGCTCTTCTTCCACGACAACAACAGCTTCGCGGATAGCTTCAATCATTTTGTCGAACAGGCTAGTTGTCATAAGGTCACTGATTATGGAATTCGATGAGAATCGTAGGGACAATCATTGCCGTAAAGCAAGGCTCAGACAGCCCATGCTTCGTAAGCAAGTCGCGTTCCGGCGGGTAGATTAGCGTGTGCTTACGCATACTTGGTTGTGTAAACAGATTAAACGCATTGGCAACGCCTTTCTCTGTACCCTCGAAGTCATCCAAAAGGAAGATGGTTCGTTCCGTCACAACATCAAACACAACATCAAAGTCTTCTGCGCCTAGCCGACCATCAATGTTTATGATGTCGGCATGGATATTCTTGGTACGCATATCACAGAACATTTCAGCCGAAGACTTCTTCTTGTACTGCTCGATATTGATTTGCCATGCCTTGCCACCGATGTCGATGTCATTCGACATATCACAGGTGTAAATCGCTTTCTGTGTCGAAACAATATCCCGTTGTGACGCCCTGAACATCCCGTAGGCAAGGGACATGGTGGACTTGCCGATGAATGTTCCAACCTCAGCAATCACATCCGGATTGAAGTAGTTGGTAATGGCGAAGTTGCACCACGCTGACGAGAATGGAATCGAGCCAGTGTTGTAATCTGCATGCTCTCTCAGGTCTTCATGGCGAATCATTGTGTCACGCAAAAAGGTCTTGTGACTGTCGTACTGCGAAGCATGGTCAAGCAAGCTGTCCCATACAACACGGGACAGCCTATAACGGTTGATATTGATTGGCGTCATTTCAGTTCCTCTATGGCTTTATCGAGGTACTTTTTGGCTTTGACAAGGCTTTTGCTTGCCTTCCGTATTTCGGTCGTTTTTTTGGTGTCATTGTTAGCCACCGTCCAAACAAGCTGATACGAACACTTGAGCTTATTTGCTATCTCGGTATAGGTCGCACCCTGTTTAATCAGGGCGCGTATCTTTTCCGATTTGCTTGGCTTAGAACGGGATGTCTTCATCGCTCACCTCTGCTTTGGGAGACGGAGCCGAAGTGTCGTTGTCTTTCTTGAATTCGACAAACGCTTGTGCGGCGATGCTCACATATTCCGTACCGGATTTAGCGCGTTTGTTCCAAGCCGAAAGGGACAGCTTGATATCTTTACCGGCTTTTGCCATTTCGACCAGTTCCTTGAGGAGTGGCTTAGTCAGGGTCAGTTCGCCACGCATATTCGGGTGACTGTCTTTTTGACGCCGATTGTTCTCGAACAGTGCGCCTTGTCCGCTATCTTGATTGCTCATTGTTTAACCTCCAAACTTTTCTTTAAGTTGAGTAAAAGCCTCTTTCAAGGCTTGGAATTGCTTCGGGTAGTTCGCATCGAGGATGTCGATGAATTGCTTGTTCTCTACCCAAAACGCTTTGAGTCCGTCCATGTCTTTGCAGAAGTTCTTTGCAAAGTCAACTAGCTTTTCAACCAATTCAGTTGCGCCCTCTTCGGTCGGGATGTCAAATCCCTCTTGCTTGGTCGGGACAGACTTCTTGGCGGTAGCCGGAGCGGACTTCTTCGGAGGAGCCGGAGTCGGTTCTTCCTCGGACGGAGTGACCGGCAAATCCTCACCGGCATAGATGTTGAATCCAAGACCCCACATGGCGAGATTCTTCACCAAACAGCGCATCTTGGTGTCGCTGATTTTACGGGCATCGGGATTCTTGATTGCAATGTTCTTGTAGTCCATGACGGGCAACCACATCGAGCGGACACAGTTGCCGATGTGTACATTGCAATGCACGGTGACAGTGCCATCGAGATGGACTTCTTGAGCCGGAAAATCGTAAATGGCTTCGGGATAGTGTTTCATCAACACGCCCCATGCCCATGCCCAAGACAGGTAGGTCAATCCGTTTTTCTTTTCGGTATGTTCCGACACATCGATTGCCGATAGCGTCTTCCAAACCTGTGAGTAGGAGACCCCGTTGTTGACTGGAGTCGGTTGTACATCGCCCGATTGGGCTTCTTGTTTTGCCATGTTGTTTCTCCTGTGTTGAAATGCCAGACTACAACAAGTCTGGAAGATTATCAATAGTTTTTTTAACTATTTTCAATGGACTTTTGGTGCTGTGTACACCACTCGTTTACACGACACCAGTTCGCATTACAACGAGTATTCTCGCCAGCCCTGAACACGACCTCAAAGGCATCCCCTTGCTCGGTAGCAAAGGCATGGGCTTCTTCAGGTTTATCAAAGACCTTTGTAGCCCTCTTGTTGCCTTTCTTCATCACCGCCCATGACGGGTCTTTTGCCCAACGCTCGGCATCGGAACATTCCGGCAGTTCTGAGCCTGTCAGACGGGTGAATTCGGCATTCTGATGCAGATGGACGCGCCCGTTGAGGTAGGCATCCTGTTCATGGTCAGCCCACAGAGGGATGTCGATTTCCATGATAGGAGCTTTCGGGTAGTCCTGTTTAAACTCAGCATCACTGGCCTTCCAGTCCCTCATCATGGCGATGACCTTGAGGCTTTTGACTTTCAAACCCTTTGAACGGCGAACGAGGGCGGCGTAGCAGTTGAGTTGGTATTCCCATTCGATTTTGCCAAAGATGACCGACCAAACACTTGTCGTTTTGTAGTCGGAAACAATGACACCATCTGCCTCGACCTTCTGCAAGTCGATTGCTCCGCTGATGACCCATCCATCGACCTCGATGAAAAGTCGCTCTTCGCTGATGTGGTTTTCATCTGCGGAGTTCTCGAACATCTTGTGAACCCCTGTTCCCAAGACAGCCCAAAGTTTCTCGCTGACATCTTCCGTGAGTTCTTCCTGATGCTCTTGCTTCAGGATGCGGACACGGGGAGCATCGATGAGTTGCGTGATGCTCCTGTTGCTCTCGCCACGCGAGTATTCGCTTCGTGTGAGGGCGGTGACGACCGGCTGTGGAAGCCCGTATTTGTTGGTTAATTTCATCAGGTATCTCCTGTGACTGATGATTATTTACGCCAGATGCGGACACCCTCTGGTACTTTCGTGCTTGAGAATTTGAATTCCGGATTACGGGTACTGAACCGTCCGAGCCTGACACGAATGGAATGGATGATGCGGTCTTTTTCTGAGTCAGGGCATTCGATGAGGATAGAGTCACCGGAGTTTAGTTCTCCGAGCGGAATGTGTCCAAGTCGGATACGATTGGCGATGCGAGGTGGCATCGGAATGTTCTTTTCAATTTGCACTTTTATCTCCTTTGTGTTAAAAGTGGTATGAGTTTATCAGTGAGTAATGATGATGTCAATACGAGAACAATTTGTAGTGTATGGCGAGCCAGCAAGTAAGGCGAATAGTCGTAGGCTTGTGTCATTTAAACGCAGTGGCGGAGGAAGCCGTCCTGCGCTTATCAAGTCGCAGAAGGCTCTCGACTACAACGAGATGTTCCGACTGCAATGTCCGAAGCTGTCGCCGCTTATCGAAGGCGATGTGTCTGTCACCATCACGATTTACTACGCCACGCGCCGTCCTGACTTGGACGAGTCGGTCATCCTCGATGCCATGCAAGGTCTAGTGTATTTAAACGACCGACAGGTCAAAGAGAAACATATTTTTTGGGGACTTGACAAAACCAATCCAAGAGCGGAAATTATAGTTGAACTGTTAAAATAGTTTTCTATTTAAAATATATTAGTTTTATTGTAGTATTATAATTATAATTATTTAATAATAACTATTATAACTATTTGTGTAATAGTAAAGTGTAATAGTAAAGTGTAATAGTAAAGTGTAATAGATATATCAGGAGAAACAAATGTCTTTGGAAGATGTCGTGAGGGCGGTGACGCACTCGACAAGGATTCGCTGTCCCGTCTGCGCGGACAATCGCAAAGGTAATAACAAAACACAACGAACAATGGGCATTACGGTGGAACTTGACCGGAATGTTTATCAATGCTTTCATTGCGAAGCAAAGGGCGCGGTTTCGACCGCAAAGCAAGACACATTCAGGAGAGCAGTAGTGCAACAAAACTCAGCACCAAAAGAAGCACAACGACCCGTTGACCCACCATCAAGCGTTGACGATGCAATCGTTGATTCGTTTCTCAAATCTCGCGGCATCGACCCGTCACTCGTAAAAGATTATCCGCTCGTTGGTTCACAACGATACTTCGGTGACAGCGGTAAGCATGACGCGATAGGTTTTATTTACGGCGACCCACGCAAGCCGCAAGCAATCAAGTGGCGAAGCATTGCCAAGAAAGAATTCACGCAACAGGGTGCGGCGCGTAGCTTCTTTGGGCTGGCTCAACTTCCATTCGGAACATCCGACCTCATCATCTGCGAGGGAGAGATGGATGTATTGGCTCTCGCGGCGGCTGGTATTCCGGCAATCGGTGTTCCCAACGGCGCACCTCAGAAAGTTAGTGACGGAACATTCGACCCATCGGAAGACGGCAAGTTTTCGTATGTGTGGGAATCACGCGACCTGATTAACTCGGCAGAGCGGGTTATCTTTTTCCCCGACAACGACACGGCGGGGAGCGCATTGGTTGAGGAACTGGCACGGCGAATCGGGCGGGCGAAGTGTTGGACTGCCACCTTGCCGGAGAAAGATGCAAACGATACCCTGATTAAACACGGTGCATTGGCTTTGAAAGAGGCTTTGACCACAGCCAAGCCGATGCCGCTGGAGGGTGTGTATCTGCCCGAAGACTTTGAAACCCAGATTCTGGAACTTTACAACAACGGCACGGTCAGGGGTGAATCAACTGGTTTAACCACCCTCGACCCGTTCTACACGATGCTTGAGGGACAGCTCACGGTCTGCACCGGGTTGCCCGGCTCCGGGAAGTCAGAATTGATTGACCAAATCTGTGTAAACATCGCCATGAACAAGGGTTGGCGGTTCGCCTACGCATCCTTTGAGAATCCTCCGGCAATGCACATCGCCAAACTTGCCGAGAAAGTGGTTGGCAAGCCATTCTTTGAGGGTTCAAAGAACGATGCCGGTGTTCCAGTAGAGCGCATGAACAATGACGAGCGCGACTATGCTCTCGACTTCTTGAACAAGCATTTCGTTTTCCTCCAGTCCCATGACGGTACGCCTCCGACAGTCCAGTCCATCATCGAGCGCACCAAGCAAGCTGTCATGCGTATCGGTGTGCGTGGTCTTGTCATCGACCCGTACAACTACATCGACATGGGTGGTGACAACGAGCATCAGTCCATCAGCAAGATGCTTACCGACATTATCCTGTTCTGCAAATCGCATCAGCTTCATTGCGTTTTTGTGGCGCATCCGAACAAGCAAGCACCGGATAGCGGAATACCGAAAGGACAGCACATCTCCGGCTCATCGGCTTGGTTTGCCAAGTGCGACATGGGCATGACAGTTCATCGCCGTGGGAACAGCACGGAAGTCCACATTTGGAAGGCACGGTTTAAATGGGTTGGAAAAATGGGCATGGTGAATCTTAACTACGACATACCGACTGGTAAATACTCCGACATTGCCGATGGCACGGACGGCTATGACTGGGAGTTCCCTCTTGACGACTAACTGGCGACCAAGAAACGAAACCGAGGAAGACCTACGCCACGAAACAGATGCCGCCAAAGCAGTGGCAAACAAGTTCGGGTACACGGTCACAAAGCTGTCAGAGGCTTTGTATCACATCGACTGGGCTATCTCGAAAGACGGCGAGATACGGGCTGTGGGCGAGTTCAAGCGGCGAAACAACAGCATGAACGCCTACCCCGACTTGATGCTGTCAGCGGCGAAGTGGAAGTCAGGGTGGGACTATGCAGATATGTTCGGAGTGCCTTTCATCCTGTTCGTGGAGTGGCACGAGGGATTGTTTTACCTCAAGGCAGAACGGTCATCACCTGTCAGGTTTTCGGTGGGTGGCAACAGCAGAGGACAGAACGGGGACTTCGAGCCTTTAGTGCATTTAAACATCGCCAACTTTCTCAAGGTATAAAAAAAAAGACCCCGCCGGTTAGGGCGGGGCGTTTTTTGTATGGCTCATCTTACGGCGTGTCTTTATAAACTTCATCGTTGTATTGTTGGCTTTTGATAATCGGCTCAACTACCCTTGTCATCCGCGAAACAACAGCCCGTTCAATTGCTCGCATTGATTCAATAGTATCTACCGAATGATTGCGTACAATATGAAACAACTCATCGTCCGTCATTGGCACATATTTCATATCATTCTCCTTTAGCTTATTGTTTAGTAGAATGTTTGGCTTGCTCGATAGCTTCTTTGACTTCATCTGTCACAGTTTCGGCGGCTTCCCTGTCCTCGTAGTACTTTAGCATGACATTAGATATGCGTGATGCTTGTGTCAGGATTTCTTCACGCTCATCAGGGTCTTCCTCGCCCAACGCCGCCGACAGCATATCGGCAGTGGCTTTGGCAATCATGTGTTCGATGACAGGATGGAAGTGTTTCATATTGCCGAGGTCAACGATGTTGATGAGCATCGCAAAGCCGATAATATTTTCTTCCTCGACTACCGGACTGATTTCGATGAGCTGGTTTAAACGGATACCGCGCTCGACCCATTCGCGTTCTGGTTTCATTTCAGCGTCTTCTGGATTAACAAAATAACGGTTAGCCATTGTTTACCTCCTCGTAGCTGTGAATGTGGAATTCGTTGTTGTGTGTTCCGATGACTGGTTGTGACGGGTCGAAGTAGTAAAAAATCTGAATGTCAGAATAATCATCTATGTCGTTCCATTCGCCGATGATGGAATAGTACGAAAATGGTTCGTTGTTATCGAGCCAAAAGCCATGCACCATAATCTTTTTGTTTAAGATTTCTATGTCTGCCATTGTTTCGTCCTTGTGGTGAAGAATATAAAAAAACAAGAGTGTTCCGACAAGCGTGGTTAGTATAGCTGTGGTTATGGTTATCGAGTTCATTTCACCCACCCTCCGATTTGTACTGCAACTTTTTCGGTACAAATTTCTTGTTCTTCCATCCAGTAGTCGAGCGCAATCTCAAAAGATTCGTGGTCTTCGGGGTCGCTGATGTTGACTGATTCAATGGCAGTCACAAGGAATGTGGTCGGCTGATTCCATCCGAAAAAGCCGAGCATTCCACTAACGCGCCATGTGTTGTTGTTGTGGCTGATTTCGATATTCTCGAAAGAGCCTGTCTTGGGTTCGTGTTCGGTTTCGTCAAACGGATGGGTTTCGATAAGGTCAATCATGCTTAATCTCCTGAGTGTTATAAGATTAAATAGTATATTCGTGAGAATGTAAAGAAGTATTTTGTGTGCGTTTAATCAGCGTTGTGTCACCGTCACCAGCGTTGGGGCTGGATATTTTACGGTAGGTGGTTTAACCGTATTGACTGCAAATTGGTGCGCGTGTTTGCGCATCACGCAATCAGCAACGAGCATGGTGATTTTGGCAAACTTCATTCGGCAAGTTTCTTCGGGCATCCATCCAAGCAATGCGTTTCGCTTCTCACCACGAATGACAATCACAAGGGACGCAGACGGATGGGTGTTCAGGATTTCAACAACATCAACGGCTTTCATAATTCGATTTTGTCGTTTCTTAATCATACTTCTACTCCGGCTTTACCGAACATTCCCTCGGCTACTTGGGCAAGCCCCTCCATCATTTGACAAAGGTCTTCCTCGCTGTATCCGTTTTGTAAAGAATGAACGGCAGTTAGCATCGGGGTCATGTAGTCTTCTTCTTGGCTAACGCCATTTTTCCTGATGTCCATAATGGCGAACATAAGAACGGACTGGGCAAACGCAATGTTCATTTCTTGCTTGGTGATTTCTTTGCTCATACGATTACTCCTGAGTTAAGTAAGTTTTGTGCGGTGCGACCAAACCATCCTTGCAGTCGGTATGCAAGCCCAGTATCGTGTAGGTATTGCCATGCTTCGATTACTTGTTCCTCTGATTCGGCTTCGATGAAGCCCTCAGCTAAACCAACGGCGGTAAAATTGTCCATTTCTTTGCTCATGTTATTTCTCCTGAATAGATGGGTTGTATTTGTTTTATTTAAACATTCTTACCGTTGTCTTCGCTCCATGCCGAAAACCAAAGGCTTGAACCGATGCACACGATGCCCCACAGGGTGGATGGGATAACTTCTTTCGGGTAGGCGAATGTGAGCGCAAAGATAAAAAGGAAAAGCCCAGTTGCGCCAAGAGTCAGCGAGATGTAGTACAAGATTTTTTTCATGCGAGTTCCTCGGTTGGTTGGTTGGATTTAATCGGTTCGTTGCGGAGTTTTTCTTTGCTGTATTGCATAAGGCGGTATGCCACCTCCCAGTCGAGCAGTCGCTCGATGGGTGTGGGCTGATGGTCATCCGGCATGATAATCATTCTTCATCCTCGCCATACATACTGTCGATGTTGAAGTCGATGGTATCCCAGTTCATACCACATTCGGCATCATGCTCATTCAAGCATACTTCCAAAACTTCACGCGCCTGTTCATCGCTCAGGCTTTCGCGCCTTGACTGAATATCCTCGATGCTCCATGCAAACAAAACAGTATTGGTATCAAGCTGTTTAACCATGTCTTTCAGTTCGTCAAGCGTTTTCCATGCGGGATGCTCCTTGTCACCGGATGGGTCATGTTCGGGCAAGATGCCCTCAAGGTCTGCGATTGCACAGTTGAGAAGCGCAACGAGTTCGCCATGTGTGCTGAATTGAAGTGCGCGTTTCATTTAATCCTCCTCCTGTTCCATGTCGGCGCAGTAGTCGGCTACACCGGCATCGTATCCGGCTTTGTAGAAAACGACAGCCATATCGCTGATTGCGCGAGCCGGTTCGATGTCATCGACCCCTTTGGTGCGACCATCGTAATAGCCACGGGCAAACCAGTAATTATCTGAGTATTTCATTTGCGCTTACTCCTTGATGATGTCGGATGTGGTTGCGGAGGAGAGAGGGGTGTTGCTTTTGTCCCAGTCGTAGATGCTGACGGTCAATCCCTCTTTGGTTTGTTCAATGCGGACGCTGTAGTTGTTGATGCCAAGCCACAGCGCATTGTCTTTGCGGATGTTGATGGTGAAGTCATTCTGAGATGAATGGTCTTTGGTGATGATAGCCATTTAGATTTTCTCCACTTCGATTTCGATTTGGTCGGACTCGCCCACATACATGGGAGCAAAAAGGTCTGCCGAATGCGGTGTCGAGCGGCGCACGATAACCGCCATCGTTTTGTCTTGAACGGCTTGCAGTTGGTCAATCAGTTCTTGTACTGTCATGTGATTTCTCCTGAGTGTGATTGTAAGTATAGATGTTATATGTGAACCTGTCAATAGCGTGACAGAATTATTTTACTGCTGTTTAAACTTAGAACCGTTCCCAGTCTTGGAGCGGCTCGTTGATGGTGAATGTGACGATGGGTTGCGGTTGCGGCTGTTCGTCCGGCACTTGTCCGGTGTAGAGTTCGAGGCAGTCCGTTCCGTAAAACCACAGACCTGTTTCGGTGTCAATCCGTAATGCCGGACGGAAATCATCAGTTTGACCATTTGTGTTTGCCACTTCGTACACTTTTCCAAGCGTTCCGTCCATAAGTCCATCGCCGTTCCAGCCTATGATTTCCGACTTACGGGCAACGAGTACCTTGTCACCCTCGCGGAAGTAGGTCTTGTCGCCGCGCTTGATTAAACGCAGTACCTTTTCGGGGAATCCGAAAATGCCATCATTGAAAGCAAGACCAACACCGTATCCGGTGTTCTCACGCTTAACTTCTAAGCACTTGCCAACAGCACCATCCATAGTTGCAGTCCATGTGTTTTTCCATTTCGCGCTCTTGCGAATCGCCGCGCCGGAACACTCGACCAGTACGATGTCACCGACTTGGAAGTCTTTCGGAACAGATAATTTCTTTGCCATAATATTGCTCCCGTTTAAATGAGTTAGAATCGTTCGTAGTCTTGAAGCGGTTCGGTTATTGTGAATTCTTGCGGCGCGGCGGTGACCAGTTCGAGGCACTCGGTTGGAAACCAATAGCCTTCTAAGTCACCATCCACCTTGACGCTCGGAATGTCGTCATCATCCAAATCGGTCGATATAATTGTTCCGATATTGCCCAATAATTCGCACATATCATCGTTAACCCAATTTACCCATCCCGTCATTGTTTTTTTAAGGCGCACTTTTTCGCCCACTTGAAATGTTTTCATGGATTGCTCCCGTTTAAATGATGCCTTGTTCTTTGGCGGCGGCATAGATGATGTCATCCATGCGCGGTTCGGTAACTTGGAACAGCCGGTTGCTTGGGTCGGCGAATCCAAGCATATAGTCGTTTACACGCAGTCCAAACACTCGGCTGAAACTACGCGCCCGATTGCCCAGTCCGTTGTTGTACAGGTCGTAATAGGCATTGGAGGCGATGCGGAATGTTTCGAGCGCACGATTGCGCGACTTGTTGGTGACAGAGCCGGACGGCGGCACAAGCGCGTTGAGCGCGTCCACCATCCATTGATGGCGACCACGATGCTCCCAGTAAGTATGGGTCGGCATGGCGTAGGGCTTGGCGTTCAGATGGGGAAGGGTCAGTACGGTCATGGTTTTATGCTCCGGTTAAACGCGATTGGAATTCAGGTCAGCGAGAGCGTACTCGCCGGACTTGATTTTCTTGCGAGTGTCGGCGATACCCTCGCGCAAAAACTCATTGCGGTATTTGCCGGTTGTTCGGGAATAATCCCAGTTATCCCTGTCGAGCGTCACCTTGCCGGTGTTGTCGCGGAATGCGATGAGGGTTTGATAGGACTGGAAATACTCGCCGTCATTTGTGGTGATAATGAATTGATTGGCGATTGCGTAGTATTTTGCGGAAATCATTTGACGCACTTTCGGTAAAGATTGCATGATGGTTCTCCTGAGTTTAAACAGATGGTCGGTGATGGTACGGGGAGGGGCGGCTTATGCCGCCACCTCGTTCCACAGTTCGGCGATGCGCTTCATGCTCGACTCTTTCGTGTCGTGTTTCTCGCGCTCGTCCTTGATGCTCGGAATGAATGCGTCTGCATCCGGATAGGCATCTTTGTAATTGGTCGGCATACCGTAGGATTCGTCATAGGCGGTGCTGACGATTTCCTGAACCCGAAACATGAGGCGGCGGAGGAAAGAGGGGTGAGCAAGAGCGAAGCTGACGCGACCCCAGTCGAGGTGTTCATCGGAGCGTTTAACCACTACGCTGAACAGGTTGCGACCTGTGGACTCGCAATTCCTGCTGTTGCAAACCGCGACCAGTTCCACGCGCCGCAGACCGTCACCCTCGATGCTGTCGATGAGGTTCACGATAGCCGCGCCACGATTCATAATCTGCTCGACTGAGGTGTGCGCTCCGGCTGAGACATTCATGTACAGGCGCACGACTGATTTCGGCGAGGTCATGCCGCTGTCATTCGGCATGAACATGCTCTCGGCGAGTCCGGCGGCATAGGCAGGGATGCAGGGAAACACTCCAACAGGGGCGGTGTCCCACACCGGAGCGGCTTCCATTTTCTGACGCACGACTGTGGCGAACAATTGTTCACGCAGGGCAGGGACACCCTGCTCGGCGAGACCGACAGCCTCGGCGAGCGATGCCGACCCGTACCATTCGGTTTGGGTCGTCTCTTTCGAGGCGCACTTGCGCCACTTGGGGTTGGTCGGCAGGGTGCGCATATCGTGGAGGAAGTCATCCCAAGACGGGGCATGGTAGATATAGTCAGTCATGTTTAAACTCACAGGTTGGGGAGGGCAGGGAAACGGGCGCGGTCTGATTCAGACATGCCCTTGAACACATACATATTGGCAACCTTATCCACCGACATTCCGGCAGACAGCATCTTGCCGCCCTTGATGCTGGCGCGAGGCGAGATGATGGTCTCCATCCGATGCTCGGCGGCAACAGCGCGGCACTTCTGAACCCACGCAGTCCACACATCGTTTAAACTGATGTGCATCTCCAGTTTCTCATCGTAGGGCATCTCGATGAAGCCAAAACGGTCAAGGGTCGCACCGTCCAACTGGGCGCGTCCAACATAACGGCGGTTCGCACCATTGCCGACAGTATTGGCGGCGGCGATGATGACGAAATCAGGGTGACGGGCAACCGTACCGCAGGGGAATGCGGCGAGGTCATTGGCGGCGATGGCATTGAATGCCAACAGAGCATTGGCACTTGAGCCGTCAATCTCATCGAACAAAAAGACACCGCCTTTCGTGTATGCGCGATACAGGTCGGTCTCCATGTAGTCACCCTGAGCATTGATGAAACCTTGCAACTGGTATGCCATGCCGACTGCGCCCGTTGAGTAGAACGGTAGGTCGAGCGCGGCGGCGGCTTGCGAGGCGATGGTGGTCTTGCCCGACCCTGCGCCACCCACGATATACACATTCTCGCGGACGGACAGGGCAATCAGGAGGTCGGGGAAAATCGGGTGACGGTACTCGTCCGGTAGAACCTTAACATCGTCTCCGACCTTGACCTCGATGCGTATTGGGCGGTGAACCTGTACGGCATCGACAGCGGCTTTCACAGCGGCATCGACAGCGGTGTCGGTGATGCTCTGAACCTTATCCTTAGCGGCTTGCACCAGTCGCTCGGTGACAGGCTTCCGGAGGATGTCCGCGACAGCATTTGCATCGGCGGCAGACGGGGCAGGGGCAACGGGCGCAGGGGTCGTGCCGTTGTAGATGTCAATCAGGGCTTGGTCTGATTGGATGGGTGACTTGCCAACAGAGGCGGCATGGAAGCGCAAATTGGCGCGGTCAATGTCGGACAGCGGCAGGGTGTAGGTGATAGCAGTCATGGGTGATTCTCCTGAGTAGTGAATGTTTCCCGTGGAACATTGCCGCCACGGGTCGGCATTTAAACAGAGTGATAATTACTGATTTAGCCAAAAGTCCTCAATCTCCTCGGCGGTCAGCCCAAGTCTTTTGAGGGCATCTACTGCGCGTTTTTCTGAGGCTTTTGAAACAGAGCCGTTTCCCCACTTCCGTTCCTCCCAAAGCAAATCGCGGAGGGCGGCATAAATCGGGCTATATTGGTCGGGTGTCATGTATTTCATGGGTGATTCTCCTGAGTAGTGAATGTTTCCCGTGGAACAATTTCCACGGGATGGGGTGGATGGTTAGTCGTTGCTTTCCGTGCCAAGTGTTCCGGCATTGCCGCAACAGGGGCAGATGGAATTGTCGTTTAAACGGGCGGCTTGCATTGCCGACACGCGAGCAGTCCACTCGCATTCGCCGCACCACAGTTTCAGGAGGCGCGTTCCCTGCTTCTTACGCAGATTCGGGTCAACCTTTGCATGGGGATAGTCACCCAATGCGGCGGTGATTTCGGCAATCTTGGCGGCGAGTTCCTCTCCGGCAACGGTGGCGGTCAATGCACCGACCAGTCCAATCTGACGGGCGATTCGTTTAAACTCGCCCCTGTGACCACACGCATTACCTGCGTAGACATGCACCAGTTCGTGGGCGAGGACAGCGACTACATCGGCGGCATTGTCGAGGATGGGATTGATGAACACCTCGGCAGTGCCGTCAGCACTGATGGACGGGTCGAAAGCCTGTCCTATGGTCACCTTGCCGTTGCGACTGCCGCGATACCCGATAGGGAAACCGCAGGACACCCGATAGCGTTTGCCCTCCCATTGTGACGGTTCAATTCCGGCGGCGGTGAATACGCTGTGCTGAAGCATGACAGCGGCGGATGCGAGGTATGTTTCCCTCTCGGTGAATTTGATGTTGCTCATGGTGATGCTCCTAAGTTGGGTGATGGTTTAAACAGGGTTGATGGTGGATTATTGTGTTTGTTCTGCCTGTTCAATACGGAACAGGGCATTGTCTAGGGCTTGTATTGCCACGCTATCGTCCGGCGTGCGTACACTCTTTGCAACAAGCTTGCCTTTTGCCGTCTTGATTGATTGCTTGATAATTTCCAGTTCGCCTTGTGAGATTTGCATATTTAATCCTGTTGGTGGTGGTGGGTGATACACAACAGCCGCCCTGACTGAGCGGCTGTAATCTAGCACCGTTGATACGGTTGATGCCGCATTGCGCGGCTTGATTGAGGTCGTTGGCATTGCGCCCCCTCGGTGTCTGCACTCGCACCGCATTGCGCGGCACGGCTTGTTATCTCAGTCCGTCATGCGATGGCTCGCTGTATCGGGTCAGTAGATTATCGTGGCAACTGCTTCCACGGGTCAGGGCGGTTAAACCCGACAGGTATCGCGCCTGTCCCCACGCACCCAATCCTGTAATCTCGTTCTACCGGATGGTCGCCTCGGCATATCGCTCCGGCTGTTCGACCAACTGCCGGAAGCTGTGTCCGCGCCGTTGGTAGGCACAGTAGGCACAGAGTCACTTGTATCTGTCAACACCCAAACCACAAAAAAGTTCCGGATGAGGGTTAAGTGACTGAAATGCAAGGCGAATTATTTTTCATTTAAACCCGTTTCAGCACGAAAATCCTGCCGAAATCCGTCTAAACTGCGCAGAAAATCCGACCCTGAGCGCAACCCGTCACGAACTTTTTTTCAGCACGAATGCGTGTAAACGCGGAGCAGAAAAAACGCTGAGAACCGCATGGCACAAGGCATACAGCGATACTGTGTAAACGCAACACAGAAACACGAAACGCTGAGAACCGCGCCAGTACTGGCTCTCAGCACTATCACACGATGCAACATAGCACAGCACATTCATCGACATGGCTGAAAGCCGCATAGATACTGGCTCTCAGCACTATCGTGATACAACGCACGATGCAATCGCAACGCATTGCGCGGAACATCGACAACGCTGAAACGCAGGCACAGCAAGGTGCGCAAGCCGATAGCAATCACGAAAACACTTGCAAAATGCACAACGAATAATCAGTCATACATCGCTACACCCCGCGATTCATAAGGCTTACAGCACCATCGAAGTGATGCTACAATCAATCAAACATCACGCAATGAGGTGCAAACATGGCAGGGAAAAAAGACGACTACGGACTCACCGAAAAACAGCTGAGATTCGCTAACGGCGCGGTCTCCGGCTTGTCACTCGCTGACGCTTACAGGCAAGCATACGATGCAGAAAACATGAGCGAACGCGCAATCAGGACGGAAGCATGCCGACTTGCGGCTCACCCGAATGTTGCCCGAGCGATGGAGGCGATATCAGGCGAGAAGCAGGCGAAAATGCAGGTTCTGACGGTCTCTGACCGCGACATGCTGATAACGAACCTGAGACGATGGACAAAGGGTGACGAGACACCGACATCCGGTCAACTTCGTGCGGCTGAACTGCTTGGCAAGGCATGCGGACTCTACCGTGATGTTGTCGAGACTCGCACCGAGAGACCGGCGGCTGAGGTACTGGCTGACATCGAGTCGCGCCTGAACGCACTAGGTGCTGAACCGATTAAACAGGTTGACGGCGGAGAGGAAACGGGCGCGTGTGTTCACTAGCCGCGTGTGTGCGCGGTTATTCGTGCGCGTGTGCGTTTATACGGCGCGAGCGCGTGCGGTAATTCGTGCGCGTGGGTGTACGCATACCCCTACCCCCCTGTGCGTGGGCGAGCGTGAGTGTGCATATACATATGAATTCACTCAAACGATTCCACACATTTGGGTTTATCGTCCCCTAAGTCCTTGATTTTACGCGACATTGTTTCCACAAAAAATTTTTTGCAAAAAATTTAGCATATTTAAACAAAAACGATTGACAACTACAGAGAAATATGCTAAAATCGGAATCGCAATACGAGATGGGGACGAGAGATAAGGTTTAAACTCGTCTTGAAAGGTAGAATTTTTGATTTGGATGGGTGGTTAAGAACGAGTCCACATCGATAGTGTAGGGTATAAGGTGTTAAAAGGGATTAGAGAAGTGGGTTTTGACTCATCTCTCGGTCCCTTTTTCATTACACGGTGTAATCTACAAAGGCAGTCTTTGGAAATATGCTGGAAACGGGGCTATTGCGCCCTGCAAAAACGAGGTTTTTAGATGGGATTGACGCCAGAGTTGGTGCAGAGGATACGGAGTCTTCCGCCGGAGAAGCAACAAGAGTTTGCTGGGCTGTTGGCGGAGTATGAGACTGCATCTGGGCGAGAGTTATGTCGCACCAAGTTCATCCCGTTTGTTGAGAAGGTCTGGCCGGGATTCATTTCTGGCCGACATCACCGGATTATGGCGGAGAAGTTTGAGGCGATTGCCAATGGCTCGCTGAAACGCCTAATCATTTGCATGCCACCCCGGCACACTAAGTCTGAATTCGGTTCGTTCCACCTGCCAGCGTGGTTTTTGGGCCAGTTCCCCGGTAAGAAGGTGATTCAGGCCTCTCACACCGCTGAATTGGCGGTCGGTTTTGGTCGAAAGGTCCGAAATCTGGTCGATACGGACCAATACAAGGATATTTTCCCCGAATTGGAGCTTCGCAGTGACTCCAAAGCGGCAGGACGCTGGGATACCAGCAACGGCGGAAGCTATTTCGCTATCGGTATTGGTGGTGCCGTCACCGGTAAGGGTGCCGACCTGCTGATTATCGATGACCCGCATGATGAACAGGAAGGCCAGTCCGGCGACCCCGCCGTTTTTGACCATGCCTACGAATGGTACACCTCCGGTCCCCGTCAACGACTCCAGCCCGGCGGGGCCATCGTCATCATTGCCACCCGCTGGTCCAAACGGGACCTGATTGGTCAAGTCCTCAAGGCCTCCAGCATGCGACAGGGCGTGGATGAGTGGGAGGTTATTGAGTTCCCAGCCATCATGCCGTCCGGTAAACCCCTTTGGCCGGAGTTCTGGCCGATTGACGAGCTGGAAGCCATCAAGGCTGAAATCCCAATTCACAAGTGGGAAGCCCAGTATCAGCAGAACCCAGTATCCGAAGGCGCGGCTCTGGTTAAACGGGAGTGGTGGAAGGTCTGGGAGTCTAAAGAGCCACCCGGATGCGACTACCTGATTCAGTCATGGGACACCGCGTTCCTCAAAACCCAGCGGGCCGACTACTCTGCCTGCACCACATGGGGCGTGTTCTACCACCCGGACGACAATGGGAACATGCAGGCCAACATCATCCTGCTCGATGCCCACCGGGAAAAGATGGAATTCCCGACCCTGAAGAAACGGGCGCTGGAGATGTACAACTACTGGCAACCCGATAATGTCCTCATCGAAGCCAAAGCCGCAGGCATCCCACTTATCTTTGAACTCCGGGCAATGGGTATCCCTGTCACGGACTTCACACCGTCACGAGGCAACGATAAAAT